GCTGCTGCTACGTGTGCTTCAGGGACGTGTTTTTGTTGACGTCCTGGACACGATGTATTTGACGCCGAGATGGGACCCGAAGGCACCCGACACGCTTGTGCGGGTTGATGAGCGTTACAAGGTCTCTGGCGCAGACCTGATCAGCAACGGCTACCAGGTAGATGACCCCGACGGCCAATACTGGTTTGCGCGAAGTTGGGATCCGCTCAGCGAAATCTGGTTCGAGCCTGTGCCTGTCGGCACATCAACGCCGCCGGCAGTGGACACGGCGAGGACGGTTTTGCACAAGCTAGGCACCGTTCCTATCGTCTGGATCAAAAATTTGCCTGGCCGATCTGTAACCGGGGATCCAAGCGATGGTGGTTGCACGTTTGCCGCGGCAATCCATTCGCAAGTGGAGATTGACTATCAACTTAGCCAGGTCGGACGAGGACTTAAATATAGCAGCGACCCGACGTTGCTTCTGAAGGACCCTGCCTTAATCAATGGCGACCTGATCAAGGGGGCAGGTAATGCGCTTGTCGTTTCTGAGAAAGGCGATGCCCGGCTTCTCGAGATCGGAGGTACGGCTTCGAGCGCAGTCATCGAATACGTCCGCACCCTGCGCGAGCTGGCGCTGGAAAGCATCCACGGTAATCGAGCCAGTCCAGAGAGAATAACGTCGGCTCAATCTGGACGTGCATTAGAGTTGCTGAACCAGGGCCTGATCTGGTTAGCCGATAGCATGCGAATCAGTTACGGCGAAGCTGGCCTACTGCAACTCGCACGCATGATTGTACTGGCTTCTCAGGCATATCCCCTAGTTGTTCTTGGGCAAGTGGTTGGTCCCTTAGATCCAACAGCTTCTATTAGCCTCAAATGGCCGCGCTGGTACCCAACGACAGCTGACGATCGCCTAAAGGATGTTCAATCGCTAACGTCCCTGGTTGCCTCGGGCTGCATCAGTCGTGAGACCGCGGCACGAGCCATCGCTGCATATTACGACATAGAGTATTTCCCGGAGGAACCAGATAGCCAATGCTGAGTGCACGACACACCGTGAGTTGGAAATGGATGAATTACTGAACGGCGAGCCACCCGAAATGCAGGAGCAGCCGGACAATCCGGTAGCTGACGCCGAAATTGACAAACTACGTGCGCACTACGAGTCGCGCCTTCTGGCCGCCAACCTTCGCACCGAAGCGATCAAAGCCGGGATGATCGACCTGGACGGGCTAAAGCTTGTCGATTTGTCTTCCGCTACGCTTGACGCACATGACAGGGTTATTGGCGGGCGCAAGATGATGGAAGATCTTCGACGGCATAAGCCCTGGCTGTTCGGAGCGGCGTCGTCGTCGAGCTCTGCTGTTGCCCCTGCTTCGCAACCGGTCCGACAAAAGACCGCGCTCGAGATGACTGACGAAGAATATACTGCCGCTCGCGCGGCCATTACGAAACATCGATTTTAATCCAGGCCTGACGACGGCACTCGACACATATAGGATCTTTGATGGGTATCCAAAATTTTCCGATCTCGCTGCAGCCAATCATCCAGCAAGGTTTTCTGGAGCGTGAGTTCTCGCAAGCCCTGCGGTCAAAGCTCGGCTACCGGGCTTGTGCAGATCGCGTAGACATTGCGGTGGGCATGGGTGAAACATTGACCAAGACGCGGGCCGGGCTGAAGCCCACGGTGACGACGCCATTGGTCCCAGCGACGAACACCAACTTTGACAATGGGCTCACCCCTACCACATGGGGCGTCGAGCAGTATACGATCACCATTAATCTCTACGCGGCAACCACTGACTTGAATGTCGTAGCGGAGCGGGTAGGTATTGCGTCGCAGTTCCTGCAAAATGCTTATGTCAACGGCGAACAGGCGGCTCGCAGCCTAGACGAACTGGGCCGAAATGCTCTATTTGCAGCCTATCTGGGCGGCAATACCCGCGTTCGTACCACTCTTACGGCCGCCGCGACGACCATTTCGGTCGATGACATCCGGGGCTTTCAAAACGTTTTTGTCAACGGTGTCCAGCAGCCTGTCGGCGGCAGTAACCCGATGACCGTGACCGTCGGCGCCGACACATACACACTGGTAGCAGTTTCTGCCGATAGCATAAATGTATCGACGGCTCCGAACGGCATATCTGGGACGCTAACGTTTACGGGCAACGTCTCGGTCTCCGACGGGACTGCAGGGAACACAGTTGCCGCGGCGAACGGATCCTCGATCGTGCGCCCGTCCCAGCGCGGAAACACGTCGCTGATACTGGCTTCCGATACCCTTGCGATGTCGTGCCTGCTTGATGCCGTTGCCAAGCTGCGGCTGAATGCAGTTCCCGAGATTGACGGTGCCTATAACTGCTACCTTGACCCCGTATCTGCCCGTCAGCTTTTTGCTGATCCCGATTTCAAACAACTCTTCCAGGGTGCGACATCGGCCAATCAGGTCTTCAAACGGGGCATGACGAACGATTTCCTGGGACTGCGGTTTATCCCGACGACTGAGGCATTCGTGCAACCGCATCCGTCGATCAGTGGGCTCATGGTTCGTCGGCCGGTCATTTGTGGACAAGGCGCTTTGATCGAGGGAGATTTTGCCGGCATGGCGACGAGCGACATTGCACCGACCGACTCCATTATTTCGATGGTCGATGGAATAGCTATGGTAACGCGTGAGGCGGTGGACCGCCTGCAGCAGATCATCGCGCAGTCCTGGTATTGGATTGGGGGCTTCTGCGCACCGTCGGATACCACGACCAACCCGACGACGGTACCGACTGCAACGAATGCCGCTTACAAGCGTGCCGTCATTGTCGAACACATTGGCTAACAACGATCGAAGGTTCCATCGCCATGCCGAGCGGCTCGATTAGTCCATTCCGCCCAACGGGCACAGTCACAGTAGCAGCGGGCAGCGTTTCAACGAACGCTCCGCTCGCAGGCGGAGGAGACAGCGTCGTCGTCACCAATACATCGAGTGTCTTGGGATTTATCAAGTTTGGCTCGAACGCTACGGTGGTGGCGACCACGACAGACATGCCTGTCCTTGCCGGTAGTCGCGTGATCCTATCGGTCAACCAGTTGATAACCTATGCGGCGGCACTGACGCCGTCAGGGTCCGGTGCCATACTATTCAGCCGCGGTGATGGATCGACCCTGTGAACCCGCTATCGGAGGCCGAAAAGGTAGATATCCGTCGTTTCTGTGGGTATCCAGTATATGGCGCGACGCCGACGGGAATGGAAACCTGGCGCTTCTTCCAGGTCTACGGCTTGCTGGAGTTTCGTCTAACGAACCTTTCGACACTCGAGACGGGCGTGGTACGGCGTTATATCGTAACGTTGCAAGCACTTGAGCAGGCGGTTCCAGCAGCAGCGGCCAATCTTGACACGGATCAGGCGTCGATGTGGACAAGGAATAAGTCTGAAGTTGCAGACCGGATGCACCTGTTCGATGAATGGCGCCGTCGCTTATGTGGCTTCTTGGGTGTCCCGTCAGGTTCTGCGCTTGCGAGCGCTGCACCTACTTTGATTGTCTGAGCGATGGATGGCCAAAAGCTTCAGGATCGCCTGTATCTAGGTCTAGGGCTGTCCGCCCGTCACGTTGGAAAGACCGCGGATGCGTTCCGACCGAAGGGTCCATTTGATCCACTGGCAAAGGAAAACCGATTTTTACGGTTACCGGCGACATTTGTCTCCGCCAAGGGGGGACCTGACGCCGCCACCGGCTACGGACAGCCGCTCTGGCGGGGAATATTTGACGCCAGCTATACCCGAGCCGGGGACTATCTTGTTTCCGGTAGCCGAGTATATTTCGTTGCTTCTCAAGAGCATCTTTTGCCGGTTCTATGTGTTTTGGCCAATCGCACAATCTCCGTGTCTCGGCCAACATCGCAGACCGCAACTGGCGTCAACCCGTACGGGGGGTATGCTCCTAATGGGTCTTTGCAACTGATTACCTTGTGGCCGGCCAACGTGCTTGGGGAAAATAAGCTTGCTTCGACGGCGGCAGATCTGCCGACGGATCAAGCGGTTCCATACTGGAACATCCTGATTCCGGCTCCGGCTGGGGTGCTACTGGCCCCCGGCGACATCGTGACTGACGATCTCGGCCGAAGCGCGGTTATCTCCGGATCCGAGCTAACAAATCTTGGCTGGCGGATCGTAGCGAAAATGGCGACAACCTGATGGCGGATATTTCTGATGTCGAGCAGGCGGTAACCGATTGCGTCAGTGCCAGTCTATATCCCGGGGGTCCTTCGCAATCTAGTGTCGTGGGGACTTTATGTCGCATTTACCGAGGCTGGCCCAATGCCGTTACTCTAAACGCCGATCTCAGCTCGGGAATCGTCAACGTGACGATCTCGACAGAGAACGATTCGGGGCGCACGACAACTCGGTATATGCCGAAGTGGCAATACACGCCAGTTCAACCCGGAAGCACAGCGACTACAACCGGCGCGACGGTCGTTATAGGAGGCAGTCCGGCCACGGGAGATCTCGTGGGAGCCTTAGTCGACGGCCGGGCGTATGTGTATCGGGTTCAGAGCGCGGACAGCACTGATCTGGTTGCCTCGAGCCTGGCGCTTATGATCCAGGCTAGTCAGGCGGTTTCTGTGCAGGGTTCGACGATAACGATACCTGGCGCTCGTTCAGTCATTGCGCGGGTAGTGTGCGATTGTCCTAGTGCTTTTGAAAGTCGTCGGCAGGAGAAAGATCTGCGGATCGTCTGTTGGTGCCCGAGCCCGTCGGTTCGGGATGCGGTAGCGGCCGCCATCGACATAGCACTTGATAGAGTGGCCTTTCTGGGCTTAGCCGATACCACGAACGCCCGTGTTACTTACAAAAACACAGTAAGCTACGATCAAGCGCAGAATGCTTTGCTATACAGGCGGGATCTTGTTTATACCGCAGAATATCCTACCGTTACGACTATTCAGCAGCCTTCGATGATTTTCGGCGCCGTCGCGATCAACGGCAATATAACCTATGGTTAGGTATACATTATGACTCTCCAACTTGTTGTGACGAAACCGTTCCTGGGCTTCGTTAAAGGCGACGTGATTGCCGACGCCGCCAAAATCGCCGAAATTCTCGCTTCGGACTATAAAAGGTCCGTCACGAGGGTTGCGTCACCCGCGACCTCGAAAGGTTAAGTCCCGTGCCGATCAGCCAACTGGGCGCTATCAATACGACTTCCCTGATCGTCCCTGATCTGTATGTGCAGATCGTCCCGCCTCAGAATCTCGTTTTAAATGGTGTTCCCACGAACATCGTCGGGGTTGTTGGCACGGCATCTTGGGGGCCGGTGGGCCAGCCCTCGATTGTTGGTTCCATGGCCAACTATGCCCAATCGTTCGGCCCGGTGATGGTCAGAAAATATGACATGGGCACGCACGTTGCGACGGCGGTACAGCAAGGTGCGCAGAACTTTCGATGCGTCCGCGTGACGGACGGCACGGATGCCGCTGCGTACTCCGTGGTTCCCGGCACCAATGCCAGCTTTACTGCTATCTGCACCGGATCGCTTGGTAACAACATTACGATCACGCTCGGTTCAGGATCGCAGCCGAACAGCTGGCGCTTGTCCATCCTGCTTTCGGGTTATACCCCCGAGGTCTATGACGGGCTGGTTGGCGACGGCGCAGCGTTCTGGAGCGGGCTTGCATCCGCGGTCAACGCGGGCCAAGGACCGCAGCGGGGGCCGTCTCTCTTGATTGTCGCCAGCGCCGGCGGAACGACCGCTTCACCGGCGGCGTTTACTCTCACTTTAGGATCTACGAGCCCAGGCGCCGATGGTGCCACGCAGGTTGGCAGTGCACAGCTTGTCGGCGTTGATGCGTCCACTCGCTCCGGGATGTATTCGCTCCGTGGTCAACGCTGCAGTATAGCCCTGCTGGCGGACTGCGACGATGCGACAACCTGGAGCACCCAGGCGGGTTTCGGACTGCAGGAGGGGATTTATATGATCCTTACCACGCCCGCGGGTGACACGATCACCAACGCTGTCGCGACCGTTGGGGCAGCGGGTCTGGATAGTTATTCGGCGAAGTTAATGTTTGGCGACTGGCTATGGTGGTCCGACCAGGCTAATTTGGTTGTCAGGCTCGTATCTCCTCAGGGCTTTACCGCAGGGCGCTTGGCAAACCTGTCTCCCGAGCAGTCAAGCCTGAACAAGCAGATCTACGGCGTCATTGGCAGCCAACAAACCGGGACACCCGGTTCCGGGCAGAATTCAGCGTATTCTTCGGCCGATCTGAGCGCGCTGCTTGCGGCTGGCATTGACATCATCAGCAATCCCCAACCGGGTGGATCTTACTGGGGAGTTCGCGGCGGTTTCAATACGTCATCCAATCCAGCGACCGATGGCGATAATTATACACGACTGACGAATTATATTGCCGAGACGTTGTCGGCTGGGATGGGTCTTTACGTCGGACGAGTCGTCAACTCCAACCTTTTCATGCAGATTAGGTCGACTCAACTATCGTTCTTGAACAACATGCTTTCGCAGGGAATGCTTGGCAGCACCGACGGTTCGGTTCCATTTAGCGTAATTTGTGATTTCTCCAATAATCCCTCCGCCCGCACGAGTCTTGGATACGTTCAGTCCGATGCTCAGATCCAGTATCAGGCAATCAATGAACGCTTCATCGTCAACGTCGAGGGGGGCCAGACTGTCCAGGTGACACGTCAGACCTTGCCCACAGGTCAGGTTAGCTAGGAGGTTTATACAGTGGGTCTGACAACTTTTTCGATCGGCCGCGATACGCAAGTCGTCATCATGGGACCAAGCGGGCGGATCGATATCAGTCATGTAACAGGTTTTGAGAGCCGGCAACTTACCGCGCCTGTACGTGTGAGCCGCCTAGATGGTAGCCAATTAGGTGCTGAACTGCCGAAAGGCTGGGAGGGTAGTTTTGATGTGGAGAGAGGCACGTCAGCCCTTGACGACTTTATCTCCTCTATTGAGCAAGGCTTCTACAATGGAGCGGGTGCCCAATCCGGTACTGTTTACCAGTACGTTACTGAGACGGACGGCTCTGTCTCGACTTACCAGTTTGATGGCGTTGTATTCAAACTGGCAAGCGCTGGTGCCTGGAAAGGCGATGCCAGCGTGAAGCAGAAGCTCGAATTTTTCGCGACCCGGAAGAAACGTATCTGATGAGCCCTTCCGAAACCATTCAGCGGGACTCCCTGGGGAGCTTCGCGGCCGTGGACAAGAAGGGCCGCAGGCTCCTGGTAAGACGACTGACAGCCTTGGACACTCTCAAGCTCTTTAAGGCTGCTGGTCCGGTGCTTTCGCAGAACGGCTCCTGGTTGTCGATGGCAAGCCTAGCGTTTGCTGTGCTGGAGATTGACGGCGTACCGATACCTGCGCCAACAACCGAGCCCCAGATCGAGAGCTTAGTCGATAAGCTAGGCGACGACGGGCTGCTGGCAATCGCAGAAGTCCTAAATGATGACCCTTCCGAGGCTGAGGGAAAGGCCCAGGTGGGAAACTTGCCCGGCACCCAGTCTTGATCGACTGCCTTTACCTCGTTCGAAACGGGGTGCCGTTTGACGTTGCTTTCTCCCTTTCGGCTATTGATCGCACCTCCTACGTAATTGCATTAGGTGGTCTTGAGGGGCACACTTTCGACTGGGTGGCATATAGCTGGACTGTCGAGGATTAGATTGCCAGGCAATATTCATGTCTTTAATCGAAAGTCTTCAGGCTGAACGAGTTAAGCATCACCACTTGCCGGTAAATACCGCTGAGCGAATCACCTGGTTCTTAGCTTTACAAGATATCCAGGGAGTCCAGAGGTTTCCGATGGCGCCGCGTTTGTTACGCTTTCTACCAAGAAAGTCCTTGGCAACCGACAATGAAACTCTATCGGAAGTTACTGGTTCGGGCTCTCACGAGTTGCTCAACCCCCGGAGTCTTCTGCGCATACCGCAACACCTTCAGTTTGAAAGTATTGCGAAGCCTGCAAGCATTTCGATCGATAGCGGCGCGAAAGTCGCTCGTCGCGGACTTATGTCGCTGTTACCACAGCGCATGAACTGCGCCGTATCGCGGCAGCCGGCGGCCTCTGTCCAGAGAACCAGCAGCGCTACTGGTCTGTCGTTGCCCGCATTCGCGCAGCGTTTGAGCTGTAGCGCGACAATCTGGATGAGAAGCAGCGTCAATCAGGATGAGAATTGATGACCGCAACGAACTCATGATGTCCGGTGTGATTGTCGCTGGCA